ATCACCATTTGTATCAGCTGGGTGTGGTTGTTGTACTATTACTTTTTCGTCAGCCATTTTTTCTCCTACTTTCTTCTTCTCTTCGTCTTCTCTCTTCTTCTTTTAAGTGTTCTAATAACATTGTCAAGTAAACTTCCCTTTCCCACGGCATCATGTTTTCTAACTCTGTTAACGAATACTTATGATGTTGTATTAAACCAAAGTTGGTTTTAAAGTAATTCGTTATAGAGTCGTGAGAAAGGCCTACGCTAAAAAACTTTGTAGTCCTTGTATCACAACCTCACTTTCAACATTGGTCTTAGAGTTTTTTACTTTTGCAACAGTTTTTAATGTTGGCATTGTTGCAAAGAAACCCATAATCTTACCAAGTTGTTCAGTATTAAAAGAATTAACAAAATCATCTAATTCTTTTTCAGTATAATCAACTCTATTATATACTTTGTCACCTTCAGATATTTGACCAATACATTGTTTAGTTAAATCAATAGCTGCATTTGTATCATCTACAGATATGCCTCTTTCAAAATCAGATAATGTAGGATAACCCATTTCAACCTTAATAGTATCTGTAATATTTATCATATTAGTATGACCTTCAGACATCATTGGTTCTATTTCATCTAGATTAACATCTATCATTTCTTTCGTTTCGTTATCATCGGGGCACAAAACACTTACTTTTGCAGATTCCCCTACTGATTTTGCTCTTAGTTTTAAAAAGATATATTCGATATCAAATAAAGGTGCTTCGTCAACATTGACTTTGCCAAAAGTACAACTTTTAATTAATTCCTTTAATGCTTTTACTATATCTTTTGTATTTGTTTCTTTACCCTCTGTTGCAAGTAAAAGTACTTTTTGTTCTTTTACAAGAAACGGTCTATACTCAATAGTTTCACCTGTAGAGGGTAACTGTAAAGTATAAATTGGGTTTTCTAGTTTAGGTAATGCCATAATTTTTCACCTCCTTATTATAACGATTACAATTTTCGCAAGACAGCAGGTAATCGACTTCTTAATTGTCTCTCTACTGTATTAACAAAAACATCACCAATTCTTTCAAGTAATGGTCTTGGTAATTCTGCTTCATCTGTCAAGTTTTTCCAATATCTATATGCCCATGTCACAGGCAATATTGATATAGTGTTTTGAGCTCCATAATCAAGAGCAATCTCACCAACTGTCGCTGGATAACACTCGACTAATTCTATTCCAAATCTTCTTTTGTTTTCATGGTCTAACTGAAATATCTGTATGTTGCCAACATAGTCAGCATAATATCCTACAGAGAAGTCAGTTCGGTTTGCGGCTATTCTTTGCCAAGCATCCATGAATTGTTTTTCTGCCATATCGGCGCTACATCTAATATTAGTTGCCACTTCAGCAAATGTTTGACCTGTTACTATTTTTCTTGGTGGACCATAGATGTTTGTATCTTCTTGACTTTCTAAAGTCATTGCTGGAAATGCTATTTGTGTCATTTCAAGAGAAGTTTTTCTAACAATCTTTTTATTCTCTTTTAAAAAATCTGCATACGCTTTTAGGTTTAGGGTTTCAACAGTTTGTGTTTTAGGTGGACCGATGATTACTTCATACCTTGCTGGTTTAGCATAACCACCATCTTGTTCTCTAAATGTTGCTATGATTTCATTTAGGACTCCATATGCGAATCCGTCTAATAAAGAACTTTTTGCCATTATCCTATTACCTTACCTTTGTTGGCACCTTCTTTAATAATATATTTCTGTGTACCATTGGCACCTATGTTAACTTCTTTTTTAAGATTTTTACTTAAATCTAATTCTTTCTTTTTTTGTTCCGACTTTTTATGAAAGTCAGTTAGTTGTCTATGTCTGTCTCTCATTAGATCATACCTCTTGAGTCTCTGTGGACTTGAGCGATACTTGCTTTCTTAAATCTAGCAACTGGCAGTAATGCTGCAATGGTAAATTCATCAGCATCAACTCTTCTAAATCTAGATTTAACTCTTGCATTTAAATATCTTTTTAACGCAGGTTTTATTAACCTTACTCTTTTTAGTTTATTGTAGTCAGCGACTATCTTTGTTGTTTCATCAAACTTTGTGTTGTTGGTAAAATCAACAAGTCTGTCTAATAATCTAACTCTTAAATTTACTGGCAAGTAATGTAAATTTATTCCTAGAAACCCATCACTATATTTTTCAATAGGAAGTATTAAAGGAAAAGTATCATAGTAAGGTAATTCCTTTTTTAACTTCGGGTCATATACAAACATATTCAATCTACCATAGTTTGGTCTAGATGTCACTTTACCATCTCTAATAAGTTGAGATTGAGTTGGTGTTCCAAACTCTTTTATCTTATTACGAAACCATTGTGTAGATCGTGGTCTTCCAGCTGCGGCCCTTTTTACGGCCTGAATATATTTACTTTGTGCCATATCTATTATTTATACTTGGGTTGTAGATGATCTTCCGTTAGTATCTTGAATTCTAGACCATTATTAGTGCAGTATTCCTCAGCATATCTAAACTTTGCTTTGTTTATTATAAATGTCTTACATGATTGAAACCATTGTCTTGTTCTTCTCTTAGGATTAGATATAGGTGCTTTTAAATCTTTCTTTGGTTTAACTTCTATTATAAATTTTTTGACTGATTTATCTTTCTGTCTAACCTTCATATAAAAGTCAGGGAAGTATCTATGCATCTTTCCGTCAATCGGCGAATAGTATGGTATTGATATCTCTTCACTACCCCATTCGATTATTGCCTTTGTACTGTCACAATACTTCATTAATTTAAGCTCCCACAATGAACGATATATAATCTTCATTGGATTACCTTTATATTTGTATGGATTAGAAGGTTTAAAGCGACCACTATATGCCATTATATTTTCTCTTTTCTATATAAATATTACTATAAGGATATTTATATGGCTTTTTTCAACAAATCAGTAGTAGGTGGCGCAGTAGTCACAACAGGTACAGGTGTCGTACTAAAGAAAGTACGAGGGGCACTAAAAAATGTATTTGGGTCAAAAACAGGCAATAGACCTGGTGTCACACCACCAGAAGTATTTGGTAAAAGAAAAACTAAAAACTTTTCATTCCCTCTAGATGTAGAAGGTGGACCTGGTGTTGGTAATCAAGGACACTACGTTATGTTTTACATCAATGAACAAGAAGGTGCTCAACTGAAGTTTGGTGGTGGTCGTGGAAATGCGATGACAGATGCCGAAAGACAAAATCAAAGAGGAAACATACCAAAATATATTACAAGATTAAATGCAAATAATAATCAAAGAACTAAAACAAGTAATGCTGCTGGTTTTACAGAACATAGTAATTTAAGTCACCCAGTATCAGCAGATGATGGGTTTGGGGATTATGAAAATGTAAACTCAAATGGTCCGTCAGGTAGATACAAAGGTGGATATAACGCATATATTGAAAGAGCACCAACAACAAGATTAGATACGGCAATCGCTTTATACATGCCACCTAGTGCAAACTATTTTACAAGAGCAGATTATGCAGACACACCTATTGGACAGTTTGCCGCTTTGGGTATGGACATTTATGGTCAAGTACAATCAGGTCAAAGAAGTGGTGGTGAAATGTTAAGAAGTGCATTGACACAATTAGGTGCTGGTCTGTCCGAGACAATGGTAACAGCATCGGCTGCGGCAATTGGTGCAGTACCAGGTTTCTCTGGTACAAGAGAGGCATTTGAGGCAGCGCAAGGTGTAGTTATTGCAGACAGATTAGAATTAGCATTTAAAGGTCTTGCAAAAAGAAAGTTTCAATTTAGTTTTAAAATGATACCTAAATCTCAAGAGGAAGCAGACGAGATAAGAAAGATCATATATGCATTTAGAGTTAACATGGTACCAGAAATGGTAGGAGGTACAGGTAGACAGTTTAGAGTACCAAATACTTTTGATATTTCTTACATGTATAATGGTAGAGAAAATGAGTACCTACAAAAAATTAGTACTTGCGTTTTAGAAAACATGACAATGAGTTATGGTGGTGATAGATATAGAACATTCGTAGCTAACGATGAAGGTGCTCCACCAGTTGAGACACAAATAACCTTAGACTTTGCAGAACTAGAACTAATTACAAGAGAAAGAGTAAGAGAGGGTTACTAATATGTATTTTGATAATTTTCCTTATATACAATATGACTCTTTAGGTGACGGTAATCCTAAAGAATTAAAAAACTTGTTGAGAAGAGTTAAGGTTAGAAGTGAAGTTAGAGCTAACGCATCTTTATTTGATACCTATTATGTGAAAGAAGGTGAAACACCAGAAATGATTGCTGATAGATTATATGATGATGTAAATTTACATTGGGTTGTTTTAATGTTTAATGATATAGTTGATAGGTATCATCAATGGCCTATGGCAACAGGTGCATTTAACAAATATGTAACTGACAAATACGATGACATAAACGCAGTACATCACTATGAGATAACAGAAACATCTGGTGATAGAGAACTAAAGATTGATGTTGGTATAACAAATGATGATTATCCATCAGCAACACCAATAACAAATTATGAATTCGAAGTTGCTAAACAAAACGATTTAAGAAACATAAAACTATTAGACCCAAGATTTGTTGCAGCTTTTGTTGACGAGTATAAGGAACTCATTCAAGAAAGTGTGATCTAAATGGCAGGTATACAATACGCAGGTGAATTCACCCTAGACAGGTGCGATCTTATCACAGCATCTGGTAACAAAGTAAATCTAATAGGTTTGGTACAAGACCTTAATATATTTGAAAATATATATCGTAACGCTTTGACTGGTACAGTATCAATTTTAGATACTAATAAAGTATTTTCTAAAGGTCATGTTAGAGGACAAGATTATCTAATAATAAAAATATCAACACCCACTTTAAGTGATAACGAAAACATTTACATAGATCAAACTTTTGCAGTCAATAAAGTAGATGCTAAATTTAAAACAACCATAAAATCTGAATTTGTACAATTACATTTTGTATCAAATGAGGGATTAAAAAATGCTAGAACAAGATTAGCAAAAGCATATGAAGATTCACCTACAAAGATAATAGAAAAAATATTAAGAGACGAAAAGTTTTTAGCATCTAAAAAACCTCTTTTTATAGAACACTCAACAGGTGTTAAGAGAGTTGT